TACAGTGATGTTATTTGGCTTGCCATCCATACCGATGATGCGCATAACCTGTTCAGTTAATTGAATTGCTCGTTTACGTCTAGTTAAAGGGATAACCATCTCCTGTTTATCTCCTTCACCCACTTCAGCAAGTTGATGCTTTGTAATCAAACCACCATTCGCATATCTTCTTGGACCACTTGGAGACCAACCACCTCTTGGGTTAAACTGTGAGCGCCAATAGCTGTTGTTAAAGAACGCTAATAACTGATCGTAACCACTATATATATTGTTGTGACCTCTAACAGCATAATGTCTAAATGTTTGTGGGATATATTGAAGCAATCCTTTTGCTGGATTGCCCTGTAAAACGTTGATGTCTCTAAGCGCACTAGATTGAGTTATACCTGCATTTCCTCCTGATTCGTGTTGAATCAAGCTAATAATATTTCCTACATCACCCGAAGTAACATTAACACCCATTCGTTTTGCTGCACGACGTATATCGCCTGCCCAAGCAGATGCAGCCTTATTAACACCTGAACCACTTCGAACGCCACTACCTTTAAGTGACTTCAACCATTTTTCTGGATCTTTAGCTGTATCATTCCCTGGATGCGACCCTTGCATCAATTGGAAATGTAAGTGTGCTCCTCTAACGAAATTACCTGTAGCACCTGATTTCCCTATCAGTTGACCAGCTTTAATACGTTGGCCTTGTCTTGCTAATTGCTTAGATAAATGCATATACCAGTTCCATTCGTTAGCACCGGTCTTAATTTGTATAGAATTACCGCCACCGTAATCAGTCCATACTTTATCAGCTATACCGCCTTTAACAGCATAAATGTTCGTTCCAGTAGGCATTTGAAAGTCGATACCATAGTGACGACCGCCATTAAAGTTAAGTCCACCTGTGTAGCTCCCAAACCTTTGCCAAATTGGATGGTCAAATAGATAGCTTCCATCGCCTCCACCACCAAAATCTTCAAACCACGATTTTACTTTGTCTACTAATTTCTTTTTGAGCAATGAGTACGCGCCTTTAGCAATTTTTACTGTAGCGTTAGCTCCGCCTCCAAAATTAATATTTAAACCTGACATTACTTTATTTACTAGTTTCCCTGGATGTTGTACATAATCCCACACATCGCCGATTTTATCGCCTAACCAAGATGCACCATCTTTGATTTTATCGCCTGCGGCTTCAACCATTTCTTCTGCACCTTTTTTGATATTATGAGCTGTGTTTTTAGCTTTAGAACCGAAGTCCCCTGCTTTTTTACCAAGATTTTCAGTAACTTGTTCCATCCATTTTTTCTTTTTCGTACCACCATGGAATTTTGGCAAAACACCCATCCGCTGTAACTTCAGAGTGTCATTGGCATTTATTACACTATCTCCAACTCCTAGTGGAACAACCACATCTCGTCCTTGGGGTGCATGGAATGTTCCGTCAGCCCTGTGAATTACTTCTTGAACTCCACCGCCTGGGGCGTTTCCAGAACCTCTATCATTTAATACAGCAAATGTCGGTTGCGTTAATGCTCCCGAATTATCGGTAGCTACACCCTTTCCTGCTAAAGTACCAGTAGACAATGTAGGTATTGGCTTGATGAGATTTTTATCAGTAATGGCTTTAGATATTTTATTAATACCGCCAATCATGCTATTCAAACCGCCAATAGCTTTATTAGCAACATTTTTACCTAAATCAGCCGCAGCTCTTCCCATGTCTTTACCAATATCTCTAATCCATTCATATGTTCTTGATAGCCATTTTCTAAAACCATTAAATACTGATTTAGCGTTAGACCATGCCGAACTTGAAATTGCATCAAAACGATCGTGGGCTCTTGAATACATATCTCCAGTCCAACCTTTTAAAGATTTGTATGAGTTACTAAACCATTTCGATGTTCCTTTCCAAACGGATTTTGCATTCGACCATGCTGTACTAGAAATATTATCCCATTTCGAGCGCGATTTATTAGCCATATCCGTTAGCCAGCCCTTTGCACTTTTATATGCATTGCTAAACCATTTTGATGTCCCTTTCCAAATAGATTTTGAATGCGCCCAAGCTTTATCTGAGGCATCTGAATACTTTTGCTTAGTTTGATTGTAAATACTTCCTGTAGTCGATTTAACAGATTGCCAAGCTTTTCCAAACCATTTACCAGTACTATTAGCTATAGCCTTAGTGTGATATCCTACAGAACTTTTGGCTGAGCTCCAACCTGAACTTAATTTGCTTGGAATTCCTTTGATTCCACTCCACATTTTTTTCATTTCGCCGCCAAAATGATTAGCATTTCTGCCCATTTTACTAAAGGCTTCGCCAGTTTTACTTTTTACGCCGTCCCAAGCATTTCCAAACCATTTCTTTATATTTTCTCTGTTTCTACGAGCTGTTTCTTCTTGTTCTTTAGCGTACTTATCACTTTTCTTCTTTTGGTCTTCTCTGAAGTTAGACCACCAACTTTTAAGGCCATTCCACCATTTTTCAGTATTTTTATATACACGACCACTGGATAAATCCATCTCTTTATCAATATCTTTATTTTGCTTTTTAACAACGTCTACTACAGCATCTTTTTTAGATTTTGCCTTTCTTACTTCATCCTTATGTCTTTGATCAGCAATAGCTAATAATTTATCTTTTTCAGACTTAGAAAGGTTGACGTTATTTTTTATAGCAATGACATCATCTTCATATTGCTTGTCCACTTCTTTTTTTTTTGCTTTTCTTGCTTTTTCTGCTTCTTTAATTGCTTTGCTCGCTTCGTCTATTGAATAAGAATTTCTGTTTCTTTGCATTCTTACTAAAATACGCTCTTGCTCTTTTTCAGTCTTACTCAATTCTTTAACAGTGATGTCACGTCTTTGATTTTCAAGCTTTTCAATTTCTTTTCTTTCATTTTCTGAAATCTGACCATCACTTAAAGCTTTTTCTTTCAATTCTTTGATTTTCTGATTGAGTTCTTGCTCTTTTTTAATTCGCAAGTCATTTTTTTCTTTAGTTCTAGTTAAAATGTTTTGCTTTTCTTGTTCATCGAACGCACTATACTTATCAATAAGTTCTTGAGTTTTTTCGAGTTCCTTTTTATTTCTTTTTTCTATTTCAGCTATAAGGTTATTAGATAAATCCGCTTCAATTTTCAAAAGTTTTTTTGCTTTGTCTTCTGTTATTTGACCCGAGTTTAAACGTACTTTTTCCATGATTCTGTTGTTCTCTTCAGAATAGTGTACGTATTTTTCTAAAGCTTTTTCTGTTTCTTTTGAAACACCTTTCCCCAACACTTTTACAGTATCAGATGCTTTTTTAGAAGCTGTGCCCATGGTTTGCATAAATCCTTTAAACTTGTTGACTCCTACTTTCAGAAGGTCATCGTCACTCAAAGATTTATAACCATCTTTCATATCCTTTGAAAACTTTTCTTTGAAGCTTTTGCCTATACTTCCAAGATAATTTTTAAACTCTCCTAGCTTCCTAACAGCACCGCCAATAATTTTGCCACCAAAAAACTTTATAGTTTCTCCTAAACCGTTAATACCGTTTCTGAACCATTCCACACGATCATATGCGGTTTTAAAAACTTTATATGCAATTGTAATAGCAGTTATTGTAGCACCTATAGGTCCTGTTAAAAACTTTAAGGCTACACCAGCAAATCTTGCGCCTCCACTTACTGCAAATAAGGATTTTGCGGCTAATCCTAAACCGTTTTTCAAAAGTTTGAACGGTAAAATTGCTAGCTTTGCAGAATTTTTCAAAACATTTATAGGTTTTAAATTAAACAACATAGCTCCGGCTAATCCTTTAAAGCCTTTTGACGTTTTTCCTGTTGTAGAACCAAGAAATAAGGTTTGAAGACCTAAAGATTTCATTGCTTTTGAATTGGTATTAGACAGTATTGTATTTTCAGCAATGCGTCTATTTAATGATGCATAGCCTTTAGCAGCACTTCCAACTGCACGTATTAATAAGCCACCAGCAAGAACAGCAGGGCCAATAGATGCACCAAAAAGTGCTAATCCTACTGAAGCTTTTCTAACCCAACCAGGGAGATGTGTAAATCCATCAACTAATTTTGTTAAACCTTCCGCTCCTGCTCTAATCATAGGCGTTAAATCTTTACCGACTTCGATTGCTAATGATTCAAAAGCGCCACCTAATTGTTCCAGAGCGCCTTTGAGATTATCTTTCATCAAATCTGCTGCTTTTTTACTTTCGCCATTGGAATTCTTTAAGGATTTACTATAGCTATTAATTTTATCTGGTCCCGCTTCAATCAAGGCTAAAAATCCACTTGCTGCTTCAGTACCAACTATTGTAGCCACTGTAGCTAGTTTTTGTTCTCTCGTCATGCCTTTCATATTATCTTGGAACTGTCTAATCAATTCACCCATGCCAACAAATTGACCTTTAGCATCAGACAAATGAATACCTAATTTTTTCATTTCCTTAGCTGTATTTTTACTTGGATTAGCTAGCCTGATAAATGAAGCTCTTAGGGCAGTACCTGCTTGAGAACCCTCTAAACCTGAGTTAGATAAAACTTCAATTGCTGCGGAAGTGTCCTCTATTGAAACTCCTAATGCTTTTGCAGGAGTACCAGCATACTTCAATGCATCTCCCATGTACTGAATATCTGCAGCACTATCATTTGCTGATCTCGCAAGTAAATCAGCAACATGATTTGCATCAGATGCTTTTAAACCGAAAGAGTTAATCGCTGAAGCCATTACAGTTGCAGTTGTAGCCATTTCTGCACCACTTGCTTCTGCTGCACTGATAACACCTGGCATAGCCTCCATTGTTTGTTTGGCATTAAAGCCTAAAGCTGCCAATTCTTCCATACCTTTAGCAACTTCGTTAGCACTTTTACTGGTTTTAGCTCCTAAGTCAACTGCTTGATTAGACATGCTTTTCAAGTCTTTACTGCTTGCTTGCGCAATCGCTCCAACTCGAGACATTTGGCCTTCAAAGTCTGCACTTGTTTTTAATGCTGCACCTAACCCTAAAGTAATTGGTGTAGATACGCCCATCGTCATTGTACGTCCCAGGGAAGTCATTTTGTCTCCAATAGAACTAAATTTCTTTGACATGACATCCGCTTGACTTGCAAGTTTACCGAAATGACTTTGAGCTATCATTTGTTCTTTGTTAAAAGTCTTCATTTCGGATGAAGCTTTATCTATTGAACGCTCCAAATTATTTAAAGCAGCTTTTTCTTTATTAACAGCTGTTTCAGCTTTTGCGACATTAGCGCTATGATTCTTAATAGTATTGTTTAAATCATTAAATTCTTTTTCTGTTTGCTTTAATTTAGTATTAGTTTTAGCGTAAGAACTTTCAATTTTATCATTTGATTTTGAAAGATTGTCATTTTGCACTTTTAGTTTTTGAACTTGATTGCCTTCTTGTTTATATTGTTCAACAAGTGCTTTATGCTTAGCGGACTGCTTCTGTACTGCGTCACTTGCTCTTTTTAGTTGTGCAGTAGTAGCTTGGTTACTATTCTTAAGCTTTTGTTCTGCATCTCTCAACTGTTTAAGTTTTTGATACGCATCTTGTTTACGTTGATTTGTACGTTTATATTGATTTTCAGCTTTTTTAAGTTCTGTATTCGATGATTTTAAGGCTTCTTTAGATTTATCAAGAGCTAATTTTTCTTTTTTATTGGCTTCTACTAACTTTAAATATGCTTTCTCAACATCTTTTACACTGGATTTAGCTTTTTGGTAATTAGCGTTAACTTGTTTAAGCTCATCTTCTACTTGAGAATACATCTTTTTTTGAACTTTAAGCCTATCATTTAACCCCTTAATTCTCGCCTGATATTTTTCCATTGATTTTTCAGACTTATCAAATGCTGACAGATTAGCTTTCATTTCACTATTAACAACACCTAATTGTCGCTTTAAACCTTTCATGCCTTCTTGGACACCTAAATGGTCTAATTTCAGCTCCAAGGTCATGCCTTCTACTTTTTCATTCATATTAACCTCCTTTCTAGCTTCCAAAAAGTTTTCTTAAATCCGTACCTGTAATGACTTTTTGTTCACTTTGTTTTTCTTCAGTCTCTTCTTTATTCTCTTCATTAAGTATTTCTAAAAGTTTTACATACGGCTGTTTTCTGACTTCAGTTAATGTCCACCCATACTGCTCCATACAGAAACGTTGTATTTTCTTAATGTTCGATAAAATGTCTTTTATTGAGATTGTTCTTCTGTCTTTCCCATCTCTTCTGGTTCAGTTTCTGAATCTTCTTCATCTTCACCATTGATTTCTCGAAATATATCTTGTAAGGCTTTTGTATAAGTTTTAGTACTCATCTTGTTCAGAACATCTTCTTCAGTCAATCCTTCATCTTTAAATAAATCTACTAATAACTGTCGCTCTTTTTGTCTCATTTTTGTTGCGTTAGGTGCTTCTTTTTTATTCTCTTGATTTACTAATTCTAAATACTCATAGCATTTTTCTGCTTCGCCCATTGTTACATCTTCTTTTGTATAGCTCTCTGTTTTTCCTGTTTTACGATCTTTAATTTCAAATTTAATCATTGTATTAGCTCCTTTTATTCAAATAAAAAAGACGCAGATATACTGCGCCTTAAATCCCTATCCGTTTGTTACTGTCACTGAAATTTGTCCTGACTTATCGCTTCCATCAGTAGACATAGCAGTGATTACTGAAGTACCTTCAGCTACACCGTGAATTGCTCCTGTATTTTCATCTACAGTAACAAATTCTGGATGTTCACTTGTATATTTCAATATTTTATTCGTTGCTGTGCTTGGTGCAATGTTTGGCTCAACATTGTCATCGGTATTTACCATAATTGATTTAGTTTCTGGTGTAAATGATACGCCTGAGACTAGAATTGGATTGGTTTTGAATTGAGGTACATCAACTTTACTAGATTCTTTACCATTTTCTTCCCATGCCACTTGGTAAGTACCTTTTGGATAAGTTGTATCCGCTTCTAAATTAGATAAAGTTACTGACACTTTGCCTTCACCTTGTTCAGAAGCTACGACGTCGTCTCCTTTATAAACCTTTAAAGTTTTAGTCATAAATTATTCTCCTTTGATTTATTTTGAAAGCCCCTATTCTGCTGAAACTGTTGCAGATTTTGAATTAACTGCTACTTCAACATTTTGGGGATTAGCTGGGTAACGAACCTGCAGAATCCTCTGAATGATCTTCACTGTCCGTGTATCCAACGAATACTTTTTTGAAGAATTCTGCTTCTCCTTCTTTACCTTCATGATAACCGTATACAATACCTTGTGACGTTCCATCAACATCAACTTTTCTATTCATCCAGTCACCTGTTAATTTTGTAGGTTCTGGGGCTTCTGCTTTTTCACCTCGTGTTTTAAATTCAATTGAATCTAAACTAAAAGTACCTTTAAGTAAGGCTACATATACCGGCTGACCTGTTAAACCATCTTCCGATTCGCCAATTACTGTTACATATGGTGCTCTTGTATTCTCTCCTACCCAAGATGTACCATTTTTATCTTTAGTACGTCCAATAACTGTGTTTAAATCATCACTTGGAATATTGAAAATACTCATGTCAGACTTAACTTCATTAGTACCTTGTTTTTTCATCCATACACGTTTGTTAGATGCAAACATATCTACTAAATCTGGTGCTAAACCTGTGATATTTAGGTCAACTGTACCACCTTTTTCATCTTCCCATGTCATGCGTTTAACTACTTTTGTTGCTTCTGGGTTAAAAACTCCAACGTATAATCTTTTAAAACCTACTTTATAAGAACCTTGTCCTTCTGCCATTGCTTATTTCCTCCTTAAAAATTAAAAAGCACACCTATTCGATGCGCTGATTTTTATAATATATATTTTTGGGTATGCCTTGATATCGTCTCGACATCACATAACGTTTAGTTTCTTCAAAATAAGCATCTAACTGACTAGATGCTTGAATTAAATTTTGTTGATATAACAGGTATCTTATTCGTTTTGTTATATCAATTGTTTTCTGATTATTTGAAGATTCTACATCTATTTGAATTAAGTATTCTTCACTGAGATATTTATCAGACATAAAGTCTGAAGGCAAATCATAAACAGGTGTAATAACAACAAAGGGTTTGGAAGTTTCAGCGTTTTCAGTGACTTTGTAATAGTATATTCTAGAATTTATATGTGTTTTGAGCTCTGCATCAGATAATAAAATTCCTTTTATGGTGTTTAATATATTCATTTATCTGGCCAACTCCTTTTTTATAATTTCTCTATACTTACGTTCGCTAGCAGCTAATGTTTTTGCAATAACTCCAAAACCTCTTGGTGTATATTTTTTTCCATCTCTTGTATAACCATGTTCATTCAAGTGAATAATGTTTTTGCGATTCATAGGGCCTACCCATTCAATTAAAACAGCCCTTTCTTGACTGCCAACTTTTGTATAAGGCTTAGATTTAGTCATTTCTTCTATACTGGCACCCGTATCTTTAAAGCTCTCGAACTCTTTCTTTAAAGCCTTTATAAAAAATTCAGATGCTTCATTTAAAGCTTTATCACTCTTAGCCTGCATTGCTTGTTTACCGTATACCGATTCTAATTTATTCAACACTTCAGGTATCCCTTTAATTTCTACACTCATTTTTCTGATAAAACCACTGTATTATAGCCAATATCTGGTGTATCAATTCTTATTTCTACAATGTTGAATAATTTATCGGAATATAATGCACTGTCAATTTTAACTAAGTGATTTGTTTGTGGTAGATATTCAATTTTAGAAGACCTCATAATTATGGTTAGTCCTGACTTTGATTCAGTCGCTTTTAAAATTTCTCTATCTTTCATAGAAGGATTATATATTTTACAAAAGCAACTATACAATTTCATTTTTTCCTCTTCATCTGGATACGGCCCTTTATTTACATATTGAAAAAAATATGCGCGATCTTTAAATTCATTAAATTCCATTTAAAAATCACCTACCACTTTTTTAATTTCAAAATCATTTTTTGCAATCCTTTTTCATTAAACACCTTGCTTCTAGATTGGTCATTTGAGTATCCACGACTTTCATAATCTCTTGCAATGATATATTTAATCGCTGTACAAAAAAGCGGGTATTCCAAGTCATCTTTGTCATAATCTGGAACCCCACTTAATAGTAATTCAGACTTAGCCGATTGAATGAGACCTTCAATTAAATCATTTTCGAAATTATAGTCAATTCTCAACCACAATTTAATTTCTTCTAAACTCATTTCATCACCCCTATTCGGCTGATATTACAGCTGATTTAGCCTTAGCTGTTACATTAACCTTTTGGGGCTTAGCTGGGTAATGGACCTGTATTTTCTTTTGCTTTTGCAATTCTGAATGCACTGTCTAATGTACGTTGCTGATCATACCATGCTGTTAATACAAACAAATATTCGCCTTTTTTAACATCTTTATCAGTGTCATAAGTTGTTCCATCATAGTTAATTCCAAAATAATTGAAATCTCCCACAATAGGTTTAACTGCTGCATCTGTAAATACTACTGGTTTGCCAAATACTTTTTCTGCTGGTGTGTCAAAGAAATTTGTTGTTCCATTTGAAAGAACACTAATAATTTTGACATAATCTGCATATCGCATATAAATTGTTGCGTTATCACGATAATCTTCATGTAAATCTGCTAAAGCGTTAATAATAGCATCATACATGTCTGCTCCCTCAACTTCTTTAACAGATCCATTATAAAATGACATGTGTTCTAATCCAGATTTAGGACTTACTGCTAAGGCATCTTTACGCTCTTTAGCTGCTAATCCTGATTGTAGTGCGTTTTCAACCCAGTTTACTAAATCTACATCTGATCCATGAATTACAGTATCTGAAATTGCAGCAAATACTTTGAATTTATTAGTAGTGAACTTGACTGTATCACCTTTTGCTTTTAATTCTTTTGCTGTTTCTACGTCTGTAATGAAATCATCATCGTCTAAAGTGTATGAAACTCTTGGAATCTCTAAACCTTTAATGTTAGTTAGACGAGCTTTTTCACGTAATTGGTTTTTAGCAAATGGTTCTGAAACAATTTCTTTAGAAAGTGTTTTTGGTAAGAGCTTATCTCCACCTGAATCATTTCCTGTTGGTAAAGCGTGTAATAAACGTTGTGCCTCCATTGAAGGTTTTTCAAATTCATTTGGTAAAATCGCGTGACGATAAAACTCTGCCTTAGCTTTAACCATCTTCTCATTATCACTTAAAGATTGATAAGCTTCTCCTTTATCTTTAACTTTCGCTTTTTCTTTCTCTTCAATGTCTTGCACTTGTCTTTCAACAATGTTAAATCTTTGTTGTAAACCTGCTTTTTCTGTTTCTAGTTGTTTGATGTCTTCCATATCAATATTTGGATCTGTTGCTTTCTGACTCAATTCATCATTTTTATTTTTTAATTGTTGTCCAATCATACCTAAGGATTGTTTTAATTCATATAATGTCGGCATTTCATTTCCTCCTAATAATTCATTGTCATTTTTAAAATTTCGCATTCGCGTTTAATTTTTTCTCTTTTTTCTTTTTCTTCTAGTGACATACTTTCTTTAGGTGTTTCAACCAATTCAGATGTATCTACATCATCAATTTTAGTGATTTTGTCTACATCTTTCTTTAAATCTTCTGGGACGTTCTCGAAACGCTTATATTGCTCTTTAGAGATACTAGCAGCTATTTCATTAGCTCCTAAAATTTCATCTATCAAGCCGAAAGACAAGGCTTCTTCTGCAGTAAGCCAAGTTTCTGTATCTAACATCTGTTTTAAGTGTTCTTGATCTAAATCTTTTGCTTTATCTAAATAAGCTGAATTACTAACAGCATCTGTTTTTTCAAGTAAATCCGCTGTCTTTCTTAATTCTTCTGCATTACCTACAGTCATAACCCATGAATTATGAATCATTAAAAAACTATTTTTGTGCATAAAAATAGTGTCACCACTCATAGCGATAACACTAGCAATTGATGCCGCTAAGGCATCGACATAGATATTAATTTTTGCAGGATGCATTTTTAGCATATTGTATATTGCATGCCCTTCAAATACACTGCCTCCAGATGAATTTATATGAACATCTATTTCACTGATGTCTCCTAGTTCATCTAGTTTATTTTTGAAATCTGTAGCAGTTACATCACTTTCAAACCATTTATCACTTACAATATCACCATAAATAAATATTTCACCTTTACTTTTTGATTTTCTTTTCATTTGAAAATACTTAGCTTTCATTGACATTTTTATCACCACCTTTCAAAGATTTTCTTAATTCAAGTGGCGTGTCAATTGGGTATAAATCACCGCTTATTAGCGGCTTATCTCCACCTTCAACTGGTGGTAAATCTTCCCACTCTCTAATGTCATTTATAGTGTAGTAACCACTACGAACTGCTTTAAAGTACACTTCTGCTTGTGTTGCACTATCAGCCCTTAAATAAGATTTAACGTTAAATTTAAAATACCTATTTTTTTCTCTGTCTGTTTTAGTAAGTAGTTTCCGATTAAATTCTTCTTCATACTGTTTGACGATTGGCAATAAGGTATGCTGCAAGTAAAATCTGTTTAACTCTTCATTTTTCGCGAAATTTGTATTTGATCTTGCATTTAAGAATACTGAGGGCAATTGAAAAACGTTAGCTACTCTTTCTCTTGTTAAATTCTCGCTTGCCACTATATCTTCAGAGACATATTTTTTAGGTAACGGTTCGATTTCAACACCAGGCTCTTGGAATAATACTCCACCGTTTTCTTCATAGTACTGTTTGAAATCTTCTAACACTTGCTGCCTTTTTTCTTTACCTACATTGGAACCATATTTAAGCATGAAAGAATCAGGTTTTTGCATTTCTGTAAGATTAAAGGTTCTTACTGCATTATCAAAATCAGTTGTATTCTTCAACACATCAATCGGACTAATGCCTTGCACCATATTAGATGCCACGATGTGTTTAAAATGCAACATGTCCATATTATGAACAATCAATTTATTTCCAGTTGCAGCATGAATGGAATAATAAAGTTCACGTGATTGGTTTTCAATTAACATTTCAACAACATCTGGATTTAATAAGAAAAGCTTTGATGGTTGATGATAGATGTCTCGTTCAATTAGCACATATGCATTACCTTTTTCATTTCTGATTGTTTCAATTTGATTAATAAAATCAAAACTGCTCAGAGAATTATTCGGTGACACTGTAAGTAAATCAGATACTTCTGTATTAACTACTTTATAATCTTCATACATTTTCAAGGGCAAACTAGCCATCGAATTAGATAACTTTGTAATAGCTGAAAATATCGTTTCATTAGTTTCAAGCGTATTATTAATTACACCCCAAAAAGATCTATTTTTCCATGGGCTAAAGTCATAAAGCTTAGAAGTTGACTGATCAATCCAATTGTCTATCAATTTTTTCTTTATGCGTGTGACAATATTCTCTTTTGCGATAACATTCACCTCCTTAACGCATTATGTCTTTAATACTAATAAACTCTATGTTTCCTTCACCACTATCAGAAACAACTTTATTCATAATATCTGTATATGTGTTTAAAAATGCTGCAAAGCCATCTATTTTACGATATCTGCTTTGCTTAGACGGCAACCAATTTCCGTTTCTGTCTAGTTTCAACTGAACATTATTGATATACCATTTCATTAAAGGATTATTATTAAATATTATTTTCCCATCTAAAAACATTTCTTTTAAATCCTTCAATGCAGGGCTCAAGGTCAAAGCTCCTTGTCTTGTTTCTTCCGTTTCAAACCCGTAATTTTTTAACTCTTGATTTAGTTTGAATGCGTTCGCTCTATCATAAGTAATTTTTTCTACTACATAATGCTCATTCATCTTAATTATCCAATTTAAAACATCTTGGTAGTCAATATAAGGCTTATCTTGCACTGTTAATAAGCCATCTTCTTCCCATTCTCTATAGGGTATTTTTTCGTTAGAATATTCAACTTTGTGCTTAGGAATCCATGAATGCGATAAAACTGCAACTTTACCATTATCTAACGCAAAAGTAGCACACGCGGCTGTAAAGTCCTCTGTTTCTGATAAATCATAACCAATCGTGCACGGTCTGCCTTCTAAATCATCTAAAGCAATCACATCGTTATTTTTCTGCAATGTTTGATAATCAATAAAACTCATTTCATCGTTATTAGCGAATATGTTAAAACGTTTTGTGATAAAATCTCCACGTTCTGCTGGTGTTCGTTTTGCTTTTTCCCACTCTTCTTTCATTTCTTCTAAATCTATAGAGACACCTAAGTTGGGATTTGCTTTTATCCAGTTTGACGAATCATTCATATCATCGTCATCATCGAGAGAAGCTAAATAGTAAAAAGTTCTTTCATCTTCTATGACACCGTCTAATATGTCACGTCCCATTTCAACCATGTCAACGAGTGGACCATCTAATTGGTAACCTGCTGTTGTAATGTAGATAAGAAGAGGTTGTAACCTTGCTGCTCTTGAGTTTTTAATTACAGATATTAGTTTATAATCTTTAAATTCATGAATTTCATCGAAAATGCCTATATGGGTATTCAAACCATCTAATTTATCACTATCTGAAGCTTGAGGCATAATTTTTGATATCGTTTTATCGTAATGGATTTCATCTCTTAGAGGTCTAAATTCTCTAGAGAGTATTGGGCTTGCTTTAATCATCGCCTTAGATTCATCAAATAGAATCCTCGCTTGTTTCATTACATTCGCTAACAAATGAATTTCCGCACCATTTTCTCCATCTTGTGACACGCCATAGTTAGCCACTCCTGAAATAGTTGTTGTTTTACCATTCTTTCGCCCCATAAAAATAAGCGCTTCTCTAAAACGCCTTAGTTTCGTCTCTTTATGAACCCAACCAAACAAACTGCCAATAATAAAATGTTGCCATGGCTGTAATACAAGTTGACGTTTAGATCCTTTGGAGGGTTTACAGAATTTTTCTATAAAACGAATAGGACGATGCGCTAATTCTTCATCAAATACCCATTTACCCCCATTTTCTAGATATCTAAGGTGTCTTTCACATTCTTTTTTAACATATTTGCTTGTTTTTATTTTCCCTTGAGTGACTTGCTCTGCATACCATGTTGTTAATAGTTTTGGTGAAGGTTCATTTAAAACTTTAATAGTCACCGAATCCACCTTCTTCTTGAACTATCTTTTTTCTTTGTGCTGCAGTTAAACCCATAGACTTGAGTAAGTTATTTAGTGTTTGAACTGTTTTTGTCAGTTCTATGCTTAATGGATTCTTAATAATATTGCTCGCACCAGCCTTGTTTGTATGCTCTATCATTAAATCACTATTTTTAAGTTCATCTCTTAACCGACAATAAAATTCATATGTTTCTATATATAAATTAATTAATATGTCATCAGACTTTTTATAATCTTCTATATATTCTTTTAGCTGTTTTTTTGTTAATTTCATATAAAGACCCCCTTTCATGAAAATTTATGCGCGTTGCTAGCGCTCTAGTCATCTCCGGTTACTAGAGAATCAAGGTTTTGAAACCGATGCAGGGGGGATTCAAAAATATGGAAACAAAATTATTTTTAAATTTTAACAAATTTTATTTTCGTTTTAACTGCTTTTTTGTTGTCGTTTGCGTGAATTTTATTGTGACAAGCATGACAAACAGACATCAAGTTATTCAAATATAATGCTTTATTAAAGTCATTGTCTAGATAAACTATATGGTGCACAATCTTAGCGTCCGTTATCTTCCCCTGCTCCAAGCACATTTGACAAAGATAATTATCTCTATCTAATGCTATCTCTCTTAACTTCTTCCATGCTTTTGAATGATAGAACCAATCGTATTGATATGACTTACGACCATGCTTATAAATGTTATTATGCTTGGTCATCTCTTACACCTCTTTGATTGCATAACAAAAGACACACCGCTTAGCGATATGCCTCATGTATTTATGTCGTATAACTTTCAGATAACTTTATACATCTTTCCGATACTATCATATTAACACAGATTTGTAAGCCTTTTGCACAATCTTTGCACAATGTTATTTGATACCTGCATGATACGCTATCGCTTTAACAAAGTTCTTTCGTATTGTAGTAACTGTATTGCGATGCATGTGACAAGCATCCCCTATTTGTTCTATCTTTAGCTTCTTATCTTTATTCCAATACTTTAACCTTATTACTTTCTTATGATCTTCAGGTAACTTTAAGTACTCACTTTCAACTGCTTCAACCATCTCTTCTAAGTTACGTAACATCTTATTAGTCAATAACCTTGTCGCCATTAACTCAGTTGTTCTAACTGGCTCTCCTTTTTGTAACGGTCCATACACAATGTTGGTGTCTAGTTCTTTCGTTGGGTTAAGTATCTCCATTCTCAATCTATTTATCTCTTTCTTGTTCTCATTTAAATTATATATTTCTGATTCAATATATTTAAATGTTCCTGGCTTGATATCATATATTGTGTTCCCCATGTTAGACCTCCATTACTTATGCTTAGCTATTCTTGCTTTAATAGCTTTCATTAATTCTTCTTGCGTTAGTTCTTTATTTTGTAAAGCTTTATATACTCTTTGATCTATTGTGTTATCGGTCATGATATGATGAATAATAGTCGTATGATTTTGTCCTTGTCTGTATAATCTAGCATTTGCTTGTTGGTATAATTCCAAGGACCATGTAAGTCCAAACCAAACAATAATGTGCCCACCTTGTTGTAAGTTTAATCCATGTCCTGCACTTGCTGGATGTGCTATAAGCAACTTAATGTCTCCACTGTTCCAACGTTCTTTATAGTTTGAATCCTCTAATGTGGTTGCTTCCTTAAACCTTTGAAGTATTCTTTCTTTATCGTGTTTGAAGTTATAAAACAATAGTATTGGTTGGCCTTGAGACTCCTCTATAATTTCCTCTAACTTATCTAACTTCTTATCATGTATAAGTCTTACATCTTCCTCATCTGTATAAACTGCGCCGTTAGATAGTTGAAGTAGTTTCTGACTTAATGATGCCCCATTTTGAGCTACAACTGTTCCTTCTTCTTCCGATTCTAAAATATAGTTTTTTTCTAATTCTTCATATACTTTTCTTTCTTTTTCTGATAAGACTACTGTTTGTTTAGTATCAACTCTGTCAGGCATATCCAGATAATCTTTCGCTTTCATGCTTAAACATATATCTTCTATTTGTTTATATATCTTTTCTTCAGATCCGTCTCTTAGCTCCCACTTAAAAATATGTTCGCTAACTTGATGAGTTGGTTTAAAGTACCTTTCTCGATAACGACTGAATGAAGACTCAAGTCTTTCACCTCTGTCTATCAAATAAACTTGAGCCCATAAATCCTGTAAACTATTTGGACTAGGTGTTCCTGTTAATCCTATAAATCTATTAATGAGTGGTAATTTCTTTTTTATAGATTTAAACCTTTGACTCTTAGGACTTTTAAATGTAGACAGTTCATCAATTACAACCATATCAAATGGCCATTCTTTTTTATATTGATCGCATAACCATTTAGTATTTTCTTTATTGGTTACATAGATATCAGCCTCTGTGTTTAATGCATCATTTCTTTCTTTAGGTGTTCCTAAGACTAAAGACACTTTCAGATGATTTAAATGGTTCCACTTATCAACTTCATCAACCCATGTATCTTTAGCAACTTGTTTAGGTGCTATGACTAACATTTTTTTAGTGTCTAACAACTGCAATTCACTAAATGCTGTAAGTGTTGATACTGTTTTCCCTAGCCCCATATCTAAAAACAAACCGTATTTCTCATTATCAATCACTTTATCTATTGCATACTTTTGATAGCTATGTGGTTTGAAATCAATCGCCAAATGTTCCACCTACCATTCTTATAAAAGTATTTACTTGTTCTTTATTCCATAACACATACACTGTATGATCTCTGTTTTCAAATTGCCGATGCACATATTTTTGTAAAGGATGTAACTTTCCCTTTTCTTGCTTCATTTCTACAAAATATGTTTTTCCTTCTGGCATAATAATAATTCTATCTGGTACACCTCTTGTTCCAGGTGCGACCCATTTTAAACATAATCCATTTAACTTTGTTATCTCTTTCACTAAATATTTTTCTAATGTCGATTCTTTCATTTATTCACCTTGTATACAAAATTTATATTTGTGTTCCGATGTTGCATCAATTCTTGCCAAACTTTTAAAAATAGCTGTTAGAGGGTTACCCCTATACCCCTTTACTCCCTAACACTACTTTTTAAACTTTATAGTGAATTTGATGCAACATTGGAAACAAACAGGGTTGAACCTTACAGCGAGAAGGGAAAGAGGTGTTGTATCATTTGTTGCATCAATGTTGCATCACCAAAAATGATACAACACCTACGATTACTTTTTACACTCACGTGTTGCATCACTCAAAAAATGATGCAACATCTGATACAACACTCTAAAATGTATATTTATTCAATATTTCTTATATTAAATCCTCTAAACTTTCATCTCTTACATACGCTATCTGTACACCATAATCTTTTCCGAATCGAATTTTCCCGCTTTTATTACCATCATATACAGACCAATTGTCTAATTGTCTTAAGATGTTTGAAATCTTTCTAATTTCCATAGATCCTCTACTATCTCCCTTATCCTTACCAAAACATTCAACAAACACTTCAAGCGCACAGACCTTATTTCTTTCAACGTAATCTACATTTCCTGTTGGTAACATATCAACATCACCTTGATAAAATCGTCTTCGTTCAAAGATAGTTAGGTCATCCCAATTGCTAGGAATTGGTGTGTTAAGATATTCATCAATAATACCTGTATATGGGGATTCCTCAGTATGTTTGCTTTGTATTGAACGCATTTCTTCTTCTAGTTCAGGGTTAAGGAATAACTCTTCTCCTTGTTCATAATAGTATTTAGCTTCTGCCCAAATTTGGTCAATCTCATCTTTGGTTAGTTTAGACCAGTTCACTTCAACTCTCTCTGGATTTACAGTCATTGGCCAAAAACGTCTTCCACCAGTTTCATCTCTTAAGAAATCAACTTTATTAGTTGTGCCAATGAAAATACATTGCCTTGGAAAATCTTCAATATAATGTCCATAAGCAACACGAAACCGGTCAACTTGTTTAGATATGAAATGCTTAATAGCTTCAACTTCAGCTTTTCTTGTAGCTGCAAGTTCTGCCATTTCCATTAACCAAACGCCTTGTAATGCCTCATATGCTTCCTTACCAGTAACAGAAACTAAACTGTCAGAAAACCATGCACCACCTAATTTTTTTAGCAAAGCAGATTTACCTACACCTTGAGGACCATAAAGTGTAAGCATATAGTCAAATTTACATCCAGGCTCCATTACTCGAGCGATTCCAGCAGTCAATGCCTTTTTGGTAGTTGTTCTATTCACTTCAGTATCTTCAACACCTAAGTATTTGATAAATAACTTTTCAAGACGTTTATGTCCATCCCACGATATTTTATTTAGATAATCCCTTACTGGATGATAAGCATTTTGCATTGCTACGCTTATAATGGCATCTTTTGTTTTGCCTGAATGGTGTATGTCATAAATCTTTTCGATATAACTTCTTAAACTGCTATCATCACCGTCTTGCCATTGACGTATTTTAAAATTATTATTCCATGGCATTTTCCCTAAGCATTCAATTTGTTTTGTAAATTCATTAAATACTATTTTTCCTTTTAAATTTGGATCATTACGCAATATAATTTCTATATTTGGAATACTAGCTTTGAAAGTACCTTTCGAAGTAATTTCTAACGTCTCAGACCATACATCATCGTTATTTTCTATTTCGTCGAAATCCTCCATTGCATCAGTCATTTTGTCGTTAATTAATTGCTTTTTAACAACCTCATCATTTTGCGCTCTTTGCTGCATTGCTTTATAACTAGGTAGTCGATTAACCGGAGTATCTGTTTTAGTGTCTTCATCTTGAGCACCATATAAGTGTATGCGTACTAAATCAAAACTGTTCACAAGCATACCGCTTACGGGATCCGTATTATGATGAGAATAGGCAAACTTGTTATTTTCGTATAACACCAATCCACCTGCAGTTGAACCTTCATGATAGGTATAACGGTTAGTAGAATGTTTTTCGTATAAATCAGGAATAAAAGTTTCTATAGCTTCTTCTATCGTATAGGCTCTACAAAATGCACCAACAATTCCCGGCTTTTCTTCTGGGTCACCTTGCTTATCTGCTAATCTTTTAGTCTTACTCTCTTCCCTTGAAGACGTTGGCCATTCTAATGTGTCAGTCCAATCAACATATTCATTTAATATTGTATCTGGATCTAACAAAGGTAAATCTTCATAGGTAAAGAAAAATTCTGCATCATTGCTAGTTGAAGGCCAATACATTAACCTATGTGGTTGATAAGTTGTATCATCGAAGTAATCCATGCCAACGATATCTGCCACTTTACGTCCAATAGCTTCATACTCATCTGCATTTACATTCCGTTTTAAAGGAATCACTAAACGCAGTCTTGGACTTATCTCTCTATGCTTATGTGTTGAATATAAACAGTATGCAAAATCATAAAACATAGATAATATGTCGGTCATATCTTGAGCAGCATAATCGATATCAAGTGTTAGCATTGAACGATTCATGACTTGACCAGCACGCCGTTTCCCTTCTTTTAAATATCCGCCGACAAATCCACCAACATCTTTTATATCGGCTTGTTCAGACTTAGACATTTTATTGTACTCAGTTAAATCTTCTTTAGTTCTAACTGTTTGTGCTAGCTTCTGCATAAAGTCAGACCAAGCCATATTGTGATTAGTCCAATATGTGGATAAACGACTAGCAGCATAAGAATATGAGACATCACGATCATATTTAATTGTTTCTATTTGAGTGACTTTGTCTAACATGTTCGGCTCCTTTCATTATTTTAGATAGAGCAGAGAAGCCTATCGCCTCTCTTTAGCTTTTGAATCTTTTTCTAATTCGTTCAACTTCATTTTCATAATCTTCTAAACCTTCAACACCATTATTTTTTACTAACTGCTTGAAAAGATAAGCATTCATATACTCCAATGCTTCTATGGTTTTCATCTTATGAGAAATGCTACTTAACAAGATCAATAAAAATATAGATAAAACAATTGAAATGACAATCCACATATTTACAACACCTCCAGTGCTATTGCTAAACACATTAATATAATTAATTCAAAAATGATAATAGCTATTACCATGAAACTTCAGCTCTGATTTTTTCAAAATCACTCGGCACCTCTACATCATCATTAGCCGTCATCATAATATATACTTGCTCCGTTACATACTTACCTAGCTCATACATTGCTAGTAAGAATATTAGTCTTAATATTTGTTTAATCATCATTGTCATCTCCTGTATCAATCAAAAAAAGTACCTGTCTCAACATACTCTTTAACTGTTGTTCATTTAGACTGGCTAACATAGGGCTGTAAAATTCACTATCTTCATCTTTAACAGTTTTAATAAAACAGCCTTCAATCTCAGCTTTTTCTTCTGGCGTTCCATTTTTATACGTCTTAAATACCTCGGTGTGCTTTTCTGGTAATTTCATTTTAGGTGTATTAAACATTATTATCTCCCCTCTTTAATGATTTTATTTCTTTTCGAACAAAGAACCTAATACTTCTTCACTAGGTCTTTCGAATAAGGTCACTTTAGAATTATTAGTGTAGTAAACAATAGGTGTATTTTGTGACTCATATTTCTCTTTCGCTTCTTCTTTACTCTCTGCCTCAACAACTGTAAACGTCTGATTATCTCTAGCAGCAGTAAAATGTTCATGTGGTAGTCCTGATGAATCTTTGAATGTTGTGACTAAGTATTGTGTCACTTCTCATCACTCCTATTTATTTGATTTCAAAATCAACTTCTATTGGAATAACAACGATTTTATAACCTTCGTACAATCTTTTGAGTTCATCAAATATTTGGCGCAAACCAATAACATTCATATTTTTACCCTGTAAAATAAATATCTCCTTGTTCCAACCACGATATATAATTTTAGTGCGTTCTCTCACTTCCCCAAAACCTCCTTGACTCGATCTAAGATGTCTTTACACGTATCCTTTTCCTGCGTCTGCTGTTCCATCTTGTCTTTCATGATTCCTTTTCATTTTCTTTTTGTATGCGTCAATGAGCTGGTCGATAGAATAGTAAGTATTGGCGTACAAAAAAGGCATTATTAAAACTTGTACAATACTATTATCAATACCTTTTACAAATTGTTCTGTTAGTGTATGCATTACATGAACAAAATAAACTGAATGTAGTTTAGGTAAAGTAACTTCATTTTCAAACAAATCAACCATAACCTCAGTGGTTTCTTCCAAATCTTCTTCATTAACAATAGTCAGAGTTAATTGCAAACTGAAAGCTAAGTAATCAGCAATCTCATCTAATTGTGTATCTAGTGGCTTACCTGGTTGTTTCTTCCAATTTTTAAAAAACTCAAGTGTGTTAATCCACTCTACAAATTCAATAATCATACTAGCTACTGTGTCATTTAAATTTCTAGTTGGTATTCTATCGTCGAACTCCTTTTGTATTTGTAATAACTCTTGTAACTGATCAATTGTTAATGTGTTAGTCATTTTCCTGCTCCTCCTCATATTTATAGACAACTTGACTCGTCATAATCCCTACTGCTTCATCAAGATAAATATCTCCTTTGAGTGCATCTTGCATAGCATTAGGTAAACCCTCAAGTATTTCATCAAACGCTTGTGCTTTCTTATACACGTCTTCAATCTCTTTTAGTAACCCCTCTGTGTCATTACCGTTATACGCACTAGCACTTATAACGGATTGTTCTATTTGTTTACGGTTATTCATTTGTGTCTTCCTCCATTTGCCCTAAAAATTCGTAGAACTCATTTGTTCCGTCTAGTTCTTCCATTCGCGACAGTATAATATCTGCAGTGCTTTTACCTCCTATATAGAGAGCTCCTATCCTGTTCGCTTTGCTCTCAGGGTGTAGTTCTCTAATTTTAAAACAGTAATGTTCGTATCTTCCAAGCAATTCATTTTTGACTGTGCGCCACATGTTCTCCAGCTCTTCGTTACGTTTTCTTAACTTAGCTATATCCTCGATAAGCTCATCTCGTTGCTTCTTGTACTCATCACGTTCGTCTTTAAAAACTTTTGATTGAGCTCTAAAGTGTCTTATTGCACTTTGCTCATCAGTGATAGAGTCAACATTTTCAGCTCCATGTTTTTTCATGAAATTAATTAATTCTTCTCTTGTTGGTTGTATCATTATATTGCCTCCACTTTTTCGACTTCTATGCTTGCAGTTTCGAACGGGAGCTTTTTACGAATCAGTTTTAATACCATGTTCGTGGCTTTTTCCTCATTCGTACTTTTCACGAAATAATGTTTCTTTAATTTATAATCACATTTAGATGCAAAGAACTTGATACAAAGACATACTTTATAGGTTTGCATCATACTACCAACTCCCCATCTTTCCAAATTAATGTCATAGTTTTATCTTCGTTTAGTATATAAAACGCTCTGGAAGTACCGTCTATCAACTCTCTGATTGAATCATTTTCATATATTTCAAAACCTTCAATATCGTTTAGTTCTACTAGACAATCAAACTCAGTATCTTCAGTGACTTCCTCTGTGATTTCTACAGTAAAAATATCTTTATCTGTTACTACTTTTGTATAAAACCCATGCCCATCAGTTGAAAAATGTACTTCGCTACATTCTCCAAGCGTGCCCATTCTATCTGATTGAAACACTTTACTTTCAACTTGTTCAGGATTGTTCCATGCCCATTCCACCAGTTCGAGTAGCGTCATCTTCTTTTTTCTTTTAATCTTTGCCATTATTTCCATCTCCTCTAAAATAAAGTTGGTTGCTTCTGTTCCTCATATTCCAAATCATGTTGCTTTATATATATTTCGAGCTCTTCAGCAGTATCAAATGTCTTTTTCACGCCTTTAAACATCGTTTTATAATGTCCGTGAAAGTAATAAGTGCCATTGACTTCGTGAACATGTGCCACTCGTTCGTTATCCTGATACAGATATCTTTTAGAGCCGAAAAATTGGTTTAAGCGTTCTTTACGTGCGCTATCTGTCATGGTCGTCACTCCTTTTAACAATTAGGCAGTCCAAACGACATGCATTCGTAATATAGTTCTTCATTCCTTATGCTTGTCTTATAGTTCTCAATCACATTGCTAACTTCTTTATGACTCATTGCTTTAACTTGTTCGTCTGTATATTTTTCGCAGTCTTCTAATTCCAGTTGCTCCTGTAATGACATTACGTAATCAACTTGTTTTTGCGTTGCCATCGTTACCCCTCCCACAAGTCAAACACTCTATCGACGTAAAACTTCGCCTTTGCTAAATCCTCATGACCATTCTTTAACGGTGCTCTAGACAAGTATTTGATTGCATTACCTATTGCGAATGCTAATTGTGGTGGATACTGTGCCGTAACTTGTTCGATGAAATCTATAATTTCAATGTCGCCGTATGTGTAATGCGCAGGTTGTTTAACATTGTCTTGTGTTTCATTCATATCTACTTTTCTGTTACTGATTATGCTCATTATGCTTCACTCCATTTCTTGAACATTTGGTTATAAGTGACATCGAACCAGTACGGATCACGTGAATGTTTTTGAGGCGTTCCATCATAAAGCCATGGTCTCAATCTTCTCTTTCTTTCTTCTTCATATTCCGCTCTCACATTTCGTTGGTATAGGTTCAAAATCGCTTTTTTTCTGATTTTTTCTCTCTCTTTTTCTTCATCTTTTATTTGACTCTTCATATATTCAACTTCATCTTTAGATTTTGAGTCTTTTCTTCCACACAATAATTCATCGCCGCGCATTTTATGTTTGTATCTGTATCTAAGAAGTTCTGGAGATATATGATATTTTTCTGAAACTTCTCTCAATGTCATTAGTTTTCCTTTGATACGCACTCTTATAACTTTTCTTCTAGCCATCATTCCACCTCTAAATCTAAAACCTTGATATTTATAACGTTATATTTTAATAGTTCACCTGGATTATTAAATAAATAGTCCGCCAAATTCTCTTTTTCTTTATCAATCTGATTGTAATTAACACTTTCGACTTCTGTAGGAATTCTAATGTCAACAGAAGCATTGATATAAGCTTGATGTTGCATTCAATCACACTCCTAATCCTTCATATAAAACGGAGAAGTAAATCCGTCACTATTCAAATTCAATCCTTTTGCCCAATCGACAGGCTTATTCATGATAGTTTCGATTTCCTTAAGTCCATTTGAACCTCTAGGTATTTCTACAATTACTTCATCATGGACATGTCCAACTATTTTAAAACCTGATGCTTCAAGCCTAGCTATAGAAATCGCAAGTAAATCCCTTGCAGTTGCTTGAACAATATTCTCGACTAACTTCCCACCATACGTTTTTAACTTTGACCATTTACGGTTAAGATCTAAGCCCATAAATTCAACAACTTGACTACCCCAACTATTTTCACCAACTGAAGCTTTTGGATAAGCTAAAGCTCTTCCACTAGGCAGTTCAATCATTAGAAAACCTTTTTTCATATAAAATCTAAGTCCATGCGTATGATGCGTCTTTCGGGATTTCACAGTATTAATTGCAGCCTCTTGGCAAGCCTTCCAAAAATTAACTATGTTAGGATTTGCGTTACGCCAACTATCAACTAAACCTTGTAATTCATTTTCTTCAATGCCCATTTCCAATGCACCCATCGCTTTTAAAGCTCCAGCGCCACCTTGATAACCTAAAGCTAATTCGGACACTTTTCCCTTTTGTCTGAGAGGGTCGCCTTTAGTTATGCTTTCTACCGGGACATTAAACATTTGAGAAGCCGATGCTTCATATATCTTTCCGTGTGTGTTGAACACATCTAAACGCCATTGTTCTTTTGCATACCATGCTATGACTCTTGCCTCTATTGCAGAAAAATCACTTACTGCTAGTTCATTACCTTCTTCAGCAGTAAATGTCGTCCTAACTAATTGACTTAATAAGTCTTGAGGATGAACATTGAGTAATAAATCTAAATCGTCAAAACGTTGTTCTTTAATAAGATCTCTTGCTATTTCTAATTCAGTATCTGAAATATAATGCTTTGTTAAATTCTGAAGTTGTACACCTCTACCTGCCCATCTTCCAGTACCGGCACCGTAAAATTGAAACAGACCTCTTACCCGTTCATCACTGCACATCATGTCATGCATTTTGTTGTATTTTTTCACACTGGTTTTAGACATTTGCAATCTAATTTCTAGCATTTTTTTAGCTTTTCCTGTTGCTTCTTTTAAGTACTCCTGAACCGTTTTCTTTTGTAAATTAGGTATATCTAATCCTTGGTCATTCTTTAAACCAAGCCAATAATTGTGTAGGACTATTAGGATTTTCTAAACCTGTTATATGTTTAGCTTGATTAAGCAATTCTTCTTTACTCTGCTTATCGAGCACATTAGCTCCTAACATCAATGATTTAGAAAGCTTAATACCTCTGTCGTTTATATGTTGGTCAAAAACCCAATATGCTTGTTCAATTGCAGTTACTGGAAAGTCTTTAATTTTATGAGCAATCGTCATTTCTACTTCTACATCTCGAATACAGTAATCTATAAATTGTTGCCATTTTTCAAGATCATGTTCAGGCAAGTTTCTTGTTCTTCCTCCATTAACTTTTGTTGGTTTACAAGGTATAGAGAAATAACGAATTAAATTTTTACCTGCTTTATCTTTTTGGTTTTGTAGTCTTAAAACTTCTCCAACTTTATCAAGCGAAGCAGGTAAGCCAATACGCATTGAATTAACCATTGTGCAAATCCATTCTTCAGGTGGCATCTGTTTATTAAAATGTTTAGCAAGACAAGTTCTTTCGAAATTAGCATTGAATGCATACTTTTTTACAGCAGGATCAAAAAGAGCAATTTTAAACGTCTCAAAATCAGCGTGGAAAGGCTCATTATCTACTTTAGTCATGTCAATCGCACTAATCGCTCCACCATCTATTGAATAAGCTATAATTAAAATTTCGAATTCTTCAGCTTCTGTGTATTTATAGGCACCACATTTCGAAATATCATTACTGCTATATGTTTCAATATCTATATTCATAAATCTCAAATTCTTGACACCTCAATTTCTTTAAAATTAAAGTGGGGCTAAAACCCCACCTATTGACTTATAAGAAATCCTCATCATCAGTGTCTAATTCATCGAAATCATCTTCTGCTGCACTTGCACCGCCAAGAGGTTCGCCTTTTTCTACAAGTTGAATGTTGTTCAATCCAACTGCGATACCCTTATTACCATTTGTGTTGAAAGGAAATAGATTAATTGAAGCTCTAATATAATCACCACTTACAACAGTTCCAGAATCCGTTAATCTAATTTTGTTTTGGTCAATAATACCAGGTGCTTGTTTGCTTGATGCGTTAATAAAATAAGCGTCTTGATAATTGACATCATCTTCTCTTTCAGTATCTCCATCACGTAATGGAAGTTTCAGATTTGCAGGAACTTTGCCTCCAAACTTACTAACTTTTCCTTCTTCTTTAGCAGCTTCTATAGCTTGTTCAATGGCTTTTATCGTACTTGTATCTGATTTAGGAATGATTAAACTGATTGAATACTTTGATTCTTGCCCTTCTTGCATACTGTGAGGTTCAAAAATATGTGCATATGATGCTCTTACTTTTCCTGTAATCACTTTAGTTTTATTTAATACTTTTGCTTTCATGTTTATATACCGTCCTTTTAAATTTTTATAGTTTGTCAAAATCATCTTCAGCAGATTGCTTTATAGCTGGTCGTTTATCCGACTCGGTAGCAAGTGTTAATTTACCTTGCGGCTTTTCTATAAAACCCTCTGTAATTTTAGAAAATGCTTTTTTACCAATTAATTTTTCTAAATTCGTAATGCTAAGTAACTTGGTTTCTGTAATATCTTCAGGTTTATAACCCGCTTCAACTAACTTTTCAAGCATTGCTTTTGTATCAGTTATCATTCTTCGTGAACGACCTTCTACAAGCTTCCACCCAGGATAGTTTTTATCATTTTCTTTCGCTTGATCTAACGCATAATGTTCTACTTCATCAGCCCATTTTTTGATATCAGGCAGTTTATATAAAAGTTCTGCAATCTCTTCATCACTTAACAAATGTGGTGGCTTTTGAGGCACATCTTGCATGTATTCTGCACGTGTTCTACATGAATGCTTTATCTTACAGAATCTACAATGACTACCTGCTTTAAACTCACCTTCACCGTTATAAGCAAGTCTGGCTAATGGTTTAACAAAATCGGTTCCCCATTGAAGTAATCTTGATATTGGTAACTCTTCAGTAGAAAAGTTATCTATTCGTGGTTGTATGATAGTCATGCGAACTGTATGAATGTCATACATTAAACTAAGCAGTTCATATGCGCCCAAGCCATATAATCTAAGTTGAGGATTATCTATAGCTGAAACTTCAATGCCTTTACCGTATTTAAGGTCAATAATTTCAAGTACACCACCTGAAAATATAATGACATCACCAGTACCAAAAGATTCAGGGACGTATTTACCTAAATCCAATTTTGTTTCAAATAAAGCTATTACATCGTCATCTCTACTCAAAGCTTCGTTATATTTTTCTTCTACATTAGCTACGTACTCTTCAACATATTCGCGCAACTCTTCACTGTAATATTGATTTCGCTTATAATTTTGAAAAGCTTTATTAAACTCAAACTGTGTTAGGCCTTCATATTTAAGACTGAAATATAACTCACTTAACTCATGAGCGAATGTACCTTCTTCAGCAAAAACTGAACTTTTATCTGCAATACCTTCACTTGCCTTAATACTCGGTGGACAGTTTAGCCATTGTTTTGCTCCACTTGCACTAAGCTTTGCATGAGCTCTATTTGAGTGATCTAGCTTCATGCATTGATTCTCGCCTTCATAAAATCAACAATTTTTTCATAATACTCTTCTTTGATAGTAGATAGCTTATCCGCGCCAAGTTCGTTAAGTTTATTTCTAAATTCTTTCTTATCAGAAGTGTCTGCTTTTTTAAGGAACTCTTTTCCTACTGATAAAACATAATCTTTAGTCAAATCAGTAGAAGTTTCCTTAACTTCTTCAATTGATTCCAGTTGAGCTGTTTCTTCTTTTGGCATTGGTGCTTCTTTAACTTTCTCTTGTACAATTGATGAATCTACAGTTGATAGTTCAGTGTTTAACACACGTAAATTCTTATTTAATAGTTTTAATTCTTCAAAAATATCTTCTAATATTGCCATTGATTAACTCCTCCTTAAAATTGGTTAGCTAGACGAATCATTAACTTGATACGTTCTTCTATTTCTCTAGGGTCCTCACTTTGTTCATTTAATCTTGCTAACAATTCAAATTGTTCTTCTAAAATTTCTTTTTTACGTTCGACTACACTTAAATGCAATTGCGATTCAATAACACGCCAGATACCCCAACTTTCCATTTCAATCTTTCCTTTTTTCTTAAGTTTTGAAAGAGTGGATTTTGCATGTGTTTTAGATATCCCAAAAGTTTCAACAACATCATCAGAATTGAAATTGTCATATGTTGCAAAATGTGATAGTATTTTTTTGTTGTAAGGTCATATTAATAACTCCTTATATAATTATTTAAGACAAATGCTTATCTTTAACTGTTACTTGTTGTCGCAAGTAGCAGTTTTTTTATTCTTCATAAAAGTACTCTTTATAGAATATGAATGTTGCGATACTTGCGAATCCTGCAATGGACCACGCTGTAGTGAAGTATAGAAACGGCATGAGTACAATCGCTAAGACCGTGAAGCATAGCACTGCTATTAGGTAGCTTTTATATGTGTCGCTCATTTGATAATCCTCCTAATACCATTTTTTATGCTTTCTGATCAAATACTCTTCCAATTTAGAAATATTAATCAGTGTGCCTATTGGTGAATAATCAATGTATAAATTTTCTACACCTAAATTATCTTCACGGTAATCTTTCAACCAGTTGTATACTGTGCTTCTACATACTCCAAACAATTGATGGATTTGCGTAGGTGTTGCGTATAACTTTTTAACAAATTTTTCTTCGCCTCTATATGTGTTTTCTGGTGTTGGTGGTACTATGATTTTTGGCATTTCTATCTTTCCTTCCGTGTATAATGTTAAAGTTTGTTATTATTCGCCCTGTATTGAAGTTCTCTATCTAATGCATAGAAAACTTTGTTTATTTCTAAGTAGCTGTAATCACTTTTTTTAATAAGCTCTAATATTTCCGCTCCTAAGTTACGTTCCTTTTCCGTTAAATAGGATGAAGAAGCATCAGCTTTGCTAGAAACTTGTGGGACGCCTATACGCAATCCTTCTGATCTTGTGTTCATTTGTTTATGCTCCTTTCGTGTATAATGTTGTTATCAACCTAAGGAGGTGATAACATGCCCTTGATATCTGATGAATTTGATACACTTACTAAAGACCAACAATATATCTTGTCCGTACTCTACAAAGATTATTTAGAATGTGTAAAGTTAGGTTCGGTTAAATTAACCTGCAATAATTTTGGAAGTGCTAAAGATATACATACAAAGTATTTTCAAAAACTACATTTCGAAGATGTAAAATACGATTTAAATAAACTTAAAAACTCTGGGTTCCTAAACGGCGTGTATGCTAGTAACACTATTTATCATGTAACAATTTCAGACAAGACTGTTGTTTACTTTGAAAATGAGTTTAAAAACAATTTAAAAAGTATCATTGATAGCATTTCTAAAATTGCTTCAATAATTCCTGGTCTCTAGTTGGGTTTATAACTTCCCAATCATTTGCCATGAGGTCATCGGCTGAAGGTTGCCAATATCTGATAAGGTTTGTCCCATCGCTATTTGAAATGATGCATTGTAAAAAACTATCATTTGTTGGTAATATCTTAGTTCGATGACTTTCTTTCCAATCTTTCCGTGTCATAGAGACAAGATTTTTTGTAGCTATCTTAGTTGCTTCTTGAATGTTCATTTGTTATTCCTCCTTTTAAGATGTTTATGATCCTTTCTGCTATACTCCTGTTATGGAGGTGATAGGAATGAAACTTAATCACGATTGCGTTAGACTCTTGCTCTTAGAAATAGAATCTAATAAGAAAATAGGTGAACCACTTACTCGACATAATTTCAACGATAATATTATTTTTGATAAATATGATTTTGAAACAGTAATGTACTCACTTTTAAAATTAGAAGAAGCTAAATTTATTTGTTGCGATCTGAAATTCATCGAAGGCAGGGTCGTTTCTTGGATTATTGATGACATCACTTGGTCTGGCCATGAATTTCTCGATAATATTAGAGAACAATAAAACTTGGAACGAAGTTAAAAGAGTCGTTAACAAAACATCCAGTATGTCTCTTAATCTTATGGGGAAATTAGCTTTTCAATATCTTTCTCAAAAATTCAATCTAACTTAAATTCATAACCATCAACCAAGGCATATAAGTTATTATTTACGTATGGTATTTCTTCAATGGTGTTGTTGATGAAATGAGATCGGACCATCAGTTCATATCCGTCATTAATTTGAATGTCTAATGGTCGCCTATTACCTTCTTCGTCATAGTAGTAATAGATGACTTTTTTGTTTTGAGCTTGCATTTGTCGTTCCTCCTTTAAGTTGTTTTGTTATATAATTTAGTTATCTCCCAGTGGAAGGAGGTGAAATTTATGGATTTAGAGAAAATTGCTCACGATATTACAATCTCGCTATTACCTAGAGCTCTAGATAGACATAAGATTCATAACGAATGGCAAGAAGTCGGTGATGACGTAATTGCATTCGCTAAAGATAGCGTTGCTCGTGACTATTTCAGCATTTACTCTTCTGTGTTATTGGGATTACAAGAAGAAGAAAAAAGCAGAAAAGATTTAGGATTGTAAGGCAATAGCGCACTTGATTACTTGCACTAATTAAGTGCGCTTATTTAATTAGATATTTCTTACCTTCTCTATCCGAGACCACTTTATATTTTTTTAATTTGCTTTCTTTCACTTTTAACCATTGATTTCCATGCCACACGTCAATTAAGTTTTCGTGTTTTTTATTGAATAGCCTTCTTAGTAGTTTCATTTGTAGTTCCTCCTTCATTCGAAATCATCGATAGTTAATTCTGAAACTCTCTTTTCATAGATATATAAATAATAGTTTTTGATATCTCTATAAATTTTTGCTGCTAGGTTGTATTCACTTTCACTCAAGTCTGAATTAAGTGTCACTCCAAAAATTGATAATGTTAATTTTCTAATATGGTCATGAACATCTTGTACATAAACTTTTTGATGAATTGATTCGAAGCCATGCTGATACTTTTTTAGCGGAATCGGATGATTGAGCTTCCTCAATCTTCCTAGCGACAAATCTTTTGCGAAATTGAGTTTTTTATTGATTTCTTCTAAATCGTCATTATTGATTCTTACTTTACTGAAAATTGCACCTGAGCTGATTGGTTTCTCGCCTTTTATAGCATTTCTAACTTCTTTCGCTATAATTTCTTTCAACTCTTCTTTGGTTAACGTGATTTGTTCCATAGTGTTCCTCCTTTAGTTCAATTATTTTGAACTTTATAATTAAAAAAATATACTTGTATTTCTTCTCTGGGTATAGATAATAATTCACAAGCTTTAGCTATTTCGGAATCTCTCCAACCAATTTTATCATTTAATTTTAAAGATAAACTTCGTTCTGATAAGCCTATCGCGTATGCAAAAGCATATCTATTACCATACTTTTCAATTATACGACCTATTAAAGCTGAATAATCAAAACACATCATGTCACCTCTTTCTGAGTTCAATATTTTTGAACTACATAAACCTTAACACGTTTAAAAAATCAATGCAATACAAAAGTTCAATATTTTTGAATTTTTCTATTGAACTTTTGTTCAACGGAGCTTATACTATAACTATATTAATGGAGGAGGAAAATTCATTGAACTCTACAACTAGCAACAGAATCAAACAAGCTATGAAGTCATCGAATTTAAAACAAATAGATATAGTAAACAAAGCTAAAAGCATGGAAGAAGAAACTGGTATCAAATTATCAAAAACTGATTTAAGTCAATATGTTAATGGTAAAGTGACGCCGGGTCAGAAGAAATTATATGTTTTAGCTAAAATATTGAATGTTAGCGAAGCTTGGTTGTTGGGATACGACGTAGAAAGTAAAAGAATTGATGATAAAGAAAGAGATAAATTTAATCAGCATCAAGAAACTATAGCTGGTCATGCAAATAAAGATGAATTTACTCCTGAAGAATGGGAAGAAATCGAAAACTTTATGCAATGGGTTAGAGATAGAAAGAAATAAGACACCAAAGGGGTTTGGCTCATGGGAAAATACGAAGAATTGCTTATGAAATGTGAAGTTGAAGTGAAAGAAACACAAAGAGTACCTCGAGGATTCGATGGTTGGTATCAAGAAGGAGAAATTTTTATTAGACCTTCCCTATCCGAAAGGAACAAATTAGAAGTATTATATGAAGAACTTGCCCACCACAAGTTGACGTATGGCAACATTTTAGATCAATCGAAATTCAACAATCGCAAGTTTGAAAATTACGCAAGACGACACGGCTTTATCTCAGCTGTTCCATTACGCGAAATTGTAGAAGCTTATAATTATGGCGTACGTAACTTGTATGAATTGTCTGAGTATCTACAATTAAGCGAAGAATACATATTAGAAGCAATAGAACAATATAAAAAGATATATGGTATTGGAACTCACTATGGCGAGTATTCGATCACATTTGAGCCGTTGAGAGTTTTTAAATATAAGGAAATATAAACAAAGGAGAGATACATATGAAAAAAGTAATCGGACTGCTACTAGTAAGTACATTAGCTTTAACAGCTTGTGGTGAAAAAGAAAAACCAAAAAAAGAAGAAAATAAAAAGTCACAAACACAAAAACACAAAGATAGCAAACCAAAAACGCAACAAGAAAAAATGAAAAAAGTTGAAGATAAAAATCCACCTAATAATAGCATACAAAATAATTCAAACAATCAAAACCAATCACAAAACAATCAACTTAATAATAATTCAGATCCATCTAATAATACTCCTGCAAATATAAATAAAAACGATTCACAAAATACTAATTTAAATGATGAGTATGTCGTTTCGCCTGGCTGGACTAAAGATGAACAGGCTAAAGCTTTTGAAGAGTACAAAAAAGGAAAAGAAGACGAAGCAAGAGCTGGTGCTAGCGCAGTACCAGGAGCCAATATTAACTAATAAAACAATATAAGAAAGAAGAGCTAATATGGAAACAAATAAAACAATCGATTTAATGAATTATGTGGAATTTCCAAAAAGATACACAGAGGCAAAAGGCAAATTAGTTGCACAACCAATAACTACTATAAATAGCGCAAGAAGAGTTGAAAATGAAGATATGACTGTTTGCTACATTTTAGATCAGGATGATGATGTAATGGACTTTATCTTTGACAGAGATATAATTACTGTTTACTGTCCTGGAAACGGAACTGCGACTGATGAATATTTTTGTGAAATTATATTTAACTCAGATGACACATTTACCCTAAAGCGATTATCTAATTACGTTACCATTAAAGATAGAAGCTACCCAATGTCAAAAATAAATGACGTAAACATTACGGGCAAAGTCGTCAGATTATTTAGAGATTTTAAATAAACTTGGCTTTAATTACGATTAAAAGTACCTATATAGCGTGACGAGAAAAAGGATTAAAAAAAATTCAAAAACGCCTACTAGTGTAGACGTTGAATGGTGGTGAGAACGTGAGCGAGAATAAAGGAGAAATTAGAAATGGCGAGTCCGGAAGTGATCAAAAATTAACTAGCGGTCAAGTTGAAAGTTTAATCCAAGAACCTAAGAAGAAATAATTAATTTTTTCTTATCGATATATAGATATTCTAATTTAACTTTGTTTTCAAAATCTAAATATGAATCATTGTATTCAGACAATGTTTTGAAGGCTTCGTAATTAGCATTAAATCTAGTATCAAGTAATATATTTCGATTGTGTTTTCTTGAATAGTTATCAAGGAATCCTTTTTCAATTATGTTACCTTCGAAATCTTTTACAGTTATGAACATTTTATATTTATTATCTTCATACTTTAATAGATGTACAGGTAGCGTTTCAACTTTTTTTAAATTATTACTTTTACGGTTATGATTACTAAAAATATTGTATATTTCTATAATTTTTGTATACACGAATTCTGTTAATATGATGATTATTAATATACTTACTATTAGTGCAGACAATGTTTTTGTAAAAGTTAATTTTTGAAATAGCTGATTTACGTTGTTTTGTCCTGAAAACAGACTAAGAGTTAATAAAAAAATAAAAACAGAAACTACAGAAAAGAAAGCGAGAATAACTTTCTTATTATCACTATTGAAATACACCAAATTCTTATTGGATAGAGCATAGTAAGTATAAAATCCTGGTATCCCAGTTGTTATTATCAATAGTAAAATTTGCAAAATATCACCTACTTTTTATTTTATTATATCACATTTAGTACCTAGTACTAAATATCGGGTAGCCCGCCTACCCTTATTATTTTTTGCCAATTTTGAGGAGGGATGTAAAATGTGGTTTGAAAAATTTAAAAATAAGAACAATGAAACGAAGTATAGATACTACGAGAAATACAAAGATCCGTATACAGATAAATGGAAACGTGTAAGTGTTGTCTTGAATAAGAATACAAAACAATCTCAAAAAGAAGCAATGTTTCGTTTAGAAGAAAAAATAAAAGAAAAACTGAACAACAAGTCGTCAAGCGAATTAAAAACTTTGACTTTTCACGCGCTATTAGATGAATGGCTTGAATATCATATAAAAACATCAGGTTCAAAGTTGACTACTCTTAATAATATAAAAATAAGAATTAGAAACATTAAACGATACAGCTCTGAGAACTTGCTTTTAAACAAACTAGATACAAAATATATGCAGATATTTATTAATAAATTATCAGATATCTATTCTCAAAATCAAGTAACCCGTCAACTCGGAGATATGAAAGGAGCTATTAAATATGCAGTTAAATTTTACAATTATCCAAATGAATATTTGTTAACTAATGTCAAAATTCCTAAAAGAAGAAAAACAATAGAGGATATCGAAAAAGATGAATCTAAAATGTACAACTATTTAGAAATGAACCAAGTCCTACAGATACGTGATCATATACTAAATGATAATAAGTTACACAAGCGAAATCGCATTTTAATTGCCAGCATCTTAGAAGTACAGGCTTTAACTGGTATGCGCATAGGAGAACTACAAGCACTGCAGGAAAAAGATATAGATTTATTAAACAAAACTATTAATATAACAGGTACAATTCACCGCATTAAATACGAGGAAGGATTCGGATACAAAGACACTACAAAGACTATAAGTTCAAAAAGAAGTATCAGCATCAATTCTAGAACCGTAGAAATTTTTAAAAAGATAATACTGGAAAACAAAATGTTGAAAAGATGGAATTCGAGCTATGTTGACAGAGGGTTCATATTCACAACAAAAAAAGGGAATCCTTTATGTAATAATCAAATCGCCGGTGTGCTTAAGAAAACTACAAAAGCTTTAAATATGAATAAGAAAGTTACCACGCACACATTTAGACATACACACATAACTTTATTAGTAGAAATGAATGTTTCTTTAAAAGCAATTATGAAAAGGGTAGGACATGTAGATGAAAAAACAACCATTCGCATATATACTCATGTAACTGAAAAAATGGATAGAGAACTAACTCAAAAACTCGAAAACATTCCAAGTTAGCTTAAATCTGCCCTTTTTTTGCCCTTATATTTTTTACAAGCTTTATAAAACGCTTGAGAACACTGGCGTTAAAGCTTTTCTTGAAATAAACATATCATCATAATGAGATGGTTCAAAAATTTGATTAACAATTAATGGCTTCATATTTCTAACAATGTCATCTAAGTGATTTTCTAAAATTGGTGAAGCTGTTTTTAAGTTATTTAAAAATTCATCTAAATTTTTAAGTTTACTTTTTAAAACTTCAAGGTTTTTATCAATTTCGTCGACATTTATTCCCATAGCCTTTATCTTTATTTTCATTGTTACTTTGTATATTAAACTGCTTATTTCATAAATATGTCTCACAGCTGTTTCTACCGAATGTATAACTTCAAGAATGTAGTTTAATACTGGTTCAAAATAATTATTGTAAGCTTCTTGAACATAATCACTAATTTTGTTAACTGCATTATCAATATGGTTTTTTAAAATTGTCATTTTTCTAGTTAAATAATTAGAAGATTGTACTTGACCCGAAATCATATGTTCACCGCTATAATTAATAGATAAGTTTCCATCCATTACCGTTGCATCTTGATGAGACATTATATTTTTAATATCGGTTATCTGCTCTCCATATACATCATTTTGTTTTTTTACAAAATTTATATTATTATTCACAACATTTAAATGCTTCATCATTTCCTCTGTCACGCCATCTTCAAAATCATGATCTAAATTTTTAAACATTTCTTTAATTACGTTATCCAATGAATCATGTAAACTTTCTATGCCACGTTGTAATTTTTTATCTAAATCTTCAAGCATTTCTTCAATAGTATTTAATTCAAAAATAAGGACTGCAACTGATGAAAATATGAAAGCAATTCCAACAAGATTTTTTTTGACATTATCAATTGCGCTAAATGCATCCTTTTTCAAAGAAGTTAATTCTCTACTCATTCCTTCAAGGATATCAACTTCGACAATCTTTTTAAAATCTTGTTTAAGTTTATGTTTTCTTTCTCCAAAATTAGCATTTTCAACCTGTGAAATATTATAGCTCTCATTCAAATAATTTACACAATCGGTTAACATATTACTTGTTTCACCAGTTACCAAATTACTTAATGCACTAAGATTTTCTAGATTTAATTTTATAGGAGTCCCTTTACCCGTTCTCGCTATTGAATCTCCTGTCCACACATTAATTGGAATTCTATCATCCATATTTATATCGATTTCAATAGTTTTTTGACTTTTTTACCATTTTTAATCATAGTATCTTTAACTGATTTAATTTTATAAACTGCTAAATCCTTATAAGTATTATATCTTGGATTTAATTTTCTTTTATAACCTAAATGACTATTTACTAATCCATCCATCGTTGGCACACCAGTTTCTAAATTCACTCGTTTTCCTAGTGTCGGAGTGGCAAATGGATCCTGCAGCCAAGATAAAATATCAAACTTACTATGATAATTAATCATATTTTCAAAGTTTTGAGATTTGAAATTTTCCCATATTGACTTTGGTAACATGGCAGGGTTTGTAGAAACTATATTTTTATTCGGGTTAATCATCCCTTGGTGGTTAGCACTTGCTCCCCCTTGAGAATTGCCTCCATCAGACTTAATAGTTTTGTTTTTATACGTAGACGGATTTTTCTTATATTTCCTTAAAAAATCAGAGCTTTTAAGTGTATCTGCATCTTTTAGTTTCTGTTCATACGATTTAATATAAGCATTATTTTGTTCTAATAAAGAAGTTGACTTATTTTTATCATTCATTAACTTTATATTTTCAATCCAATCATCAGCAACCTTCCCACGAAAAGGATTGTTGCTTCCGATACTCTTATTATTATTTGTACCTTGGAAGATAATAGCTTGTTGTCCTGTTAATTCATTATTGCTATTTACCAATTCAAAAACTTTTGCATCTGTACCACCAAAACTTTTAGAATTAGGATTGTCTGAATAATCTTCAATTAGTCTATATTTATTATTATTTACTCTAATTACATATCTTTTGTCCAAATCTTGATATGCCCAGTATCCACTTAATTCTGCTAAATCTCTATCATTAATTTTTTTCAT